GTTGTATTCGTCCACAAAGTGCTTGATGTTCTCAAACACCTTTCGTTCTGCCCAGTCCACAAAATATTCATCACGAAGAAAAGGAACTACTTTTCTTAGATAACTTTCATCCTTCAATAGATTCGTCAGAATTAATGTTTCTAGCTTCATTCATTTCCTCGTTCTTGGTCATGTCCTCTAGGATTTTATGCAACACCACACCAATAGTTTCTTCAATGTTTCCTTTTTCTTCTTCTAAGTTAACATGTTCAGGTGTGAATAACAAGTTGTAATCGAAAGAAACTCTTCCATATCCATCATCATCTTCGCCGATAAATGTGATTTGACCCAGAAGGAAACACACACCAGCATGTGGACCATCAGTGATTTCTAGGTAATGTTCAGCATCGGTATTTTCTGTGAACTGCTCATTTTTTTGTACAATAAAGTTAGGCATTATTATATTCCTCTTGAATGATGTCATCTGTGAATTCAGCAACCAAAGATGAGTTGGAAATGGCATAATGTGTTTTAATCCAATCACGGAACGTATCATCTGACAAGATGGACATCCAGAATTCCTTGGTGTATGTATCATTTACACGATACTTCTTTTCTTCTCCCTTCTTTTGATACCAGCCATTTGAGGGCTTCACCACATGTCCTGATTCCAATGCCACATCAAGTAACCCAGACCATGTGCTAATACCTCCTTCAAATGAGACTTCAACAGGAATCTTACTCTTTTCACGAACGAAGCGAGACTTCTCCACGTTGATGATGAAGTTGTATCCTGTTAATCCATCAGCATTCTTTTCCTGTTGACGACCAATGATGAAGATGTTATCAGCAGAATAATAGATGCCTGTTCCACCTGACACCACATCCTTCGGGTACAATCCGATTTCCTTGTATGTGTGATTCACTACAACCATGGGAATGTCCTTGATGGTCAAGTGAGGTGTACACATACGGAATAAACTCTTGAGTTGCTTGGCACGGGTCATGTCAGCCACGCTCTTTCCTTCAAGAGCATCTTCCACTTCTTTTCGTGATGCCAAATTACCTATGGAGTCCACAATGATGATCACATGTTCACCACGTTCAATGTTGTTGATCTGTGACATCACATCATGTTTCAGTTGTTCGATGTCAGTGATCGGTGTATGAATCACGCGGTCAGTGTCAATACCGAAGCTCTTGAAATATCCTGCTGGAGCGCCAAACTCTGAATCGTAAAATAGAATGGCGGCATCAGAATATTTTTCCATGTAAGACTTGGCAAGAAGCATGGCAAACGCCGTTTTAAAGTGCTTGGAAGGACCTGCAAACACTGTTAACCCAGGCGTTAAACCACCATCAAGACGACCTGACATAGCAACATTAATCATCGGGACAGGAGTTTGAATCATGTCCTTGGCGGTGAAAAACTTTGAATCAGTTAACACTTCTGTTTCACGTACAGTAGAATTTTTTCGTAACTTACTAATTAATGACATTGCATCTCCTTAAAATAGATCATCTAGTGTAGCCACCTTACGAGTGGACCAACCCATACAATCAAGAATGGGTCTCATCGGTTCAAGAAAACTTTTTTCGAACATTGTATGATAATCAACATACTTGTGTAAGTCAAGCTCCTTTGGTAACGTTGTCGCAAAGGCAATACTATTTTCCTGAATGATATTCGGTTCCTTCAAATACAGATATTTGATTTTGTCACCTTCTCTAATCAATTCATACTTCTTATCTATCTTCTTCAATTTCACATAATGATTATATAACAAGGCACCACGCACGTGCATCGGGGTTGCCTTTTGATAGATGCTGGCACCTGATTGATATTTTCTGAGATTGTTCGCGCTTCTCGGAAAGGCGATATCTTCTGGTGCCATCTGAAAAAACTTCTTTTCCAAATCACTGATATATTCTTGAATCTCACCTTGAGTTTTCGTCAACGTCATTTTCACGGCATTGCGCAGATATTCACGAACACTCCCAGGAGTACTACTACGAACAATTTCCAACCCTTGTACTTTCAACTTCGGTTCCTTATATCGAACCCCTTCACTGTCATACACATTCAACGCATATCGCTTCTTTGCCACCCAAATGGCACGGTCGGCAATCACTTCTCGCTTGAATTCCATCTTGGACACATATCCATGTGTGACATCCATGATTTGCTGACATGCCTTGGATAACACCTGAGCAATCTTATCCTTACAAAATTGATCAATCACATCAACAATTTTGTTTTTATCAAGATGTGAAAAATGTTTCTGAACCAATCCATCCAATGTGATGTAACAACTATCTGTGTCTGAATAGAATGTGTATTCAACATTTTCTGTGCCACATGTTTTGTTCAAGTACTCATTCAAAGCACGCCCAATATGTTGAATGATGTATTGTCCCGTCAACGTGATACCTTCAGCAATTCTGTCATCGTAGAAACGAAAGTATTGATTTGCCCAGGCACCATACAATGAGTTGAGCTGAATCTTTCGTGCCATTTGAATGTTGTTATATTTCGAAATGGCTTTTACTAATTGAGCATCCTTGGTCTTTTCATATTCTTTTTGTGCTTCAATCATTTTCTTTTTATAAAACACACGTTCACTGAAAATCTTTTCAACAATTTCTGGGAACAATCCTTGCCGTTCATGTGTGTAACAGAAACCATTGGCTGCCATCGCCACGCCACGCGAGTGCAATACATCCACGTGATTCGTTTCTCCTGCAAGCAACTTCTCAGGCATGATGTTCAATGTTGCATCTTCCACCATGGTTTCCGGACTCATGTTGTATTGCATGATGATGCTAGGATACAGCGATGCGGCATCGAAACTCACCACCCAATCATACTTGCCTGGGACGGGTTCTTTGACATATGCGCCTACAATTGTTCTCCCTTCCTTGTTTTCCTTAGGTTGGACAATGATGTTTTTATTCCACAAATGATTGTACAGAATACAATCCCATGTACGCACAGCGGAAAAGATGTCTGTGAAGTTACACTTGGCATCATATGCCATGGTGATGATCAATTCAATCAATTTCATTTTATCTTCAAGAGCATCCACCAGTTCTACGTCAATCACGTTGTATTCAACAAATGATTGCCAATCTTCTGTGTAATGTTCACGAAATGTTTCATAGGACGTTTCCAACTTCTTTCGTCCCAATTCTTGCTGAGCAATGTAATCCAGCTTATAACTTTCTTGTGCTGAATAAGTGAACTTCTTGTACAAGTCCAAATAATCTAAATTGCTCACACCAAAAATGTCCACAGACAAATTATCACGACCATTCATGGTGATGGTTCGATCACGAATAATCCGCCACGGGGACAAATCCTTTACTCGGTCTTCTCCTAAGACGCGACGAATTCGTTGTGTCAAATAAGGCAAGTCGAAAAAGCTAGTGTTCCATCCGGTTACAATGTCAGGCGATGCCATTTGCCAAAAACGTAGAAACGTTGAGAGCAAATCCATTTCATCTCGACACTTGATGTATTCAAAATTGTTTTTATTGGAAATATGCTTGATGTTGTTCACATCAAACTTCTTGGCACCAAACGTAGTGATTTTCTTGGTGACGTTATCTTGCACAGTGATGAGCAACACTTCTTCAATGGGGTTGTCCACACTCGGAAATCCATTTTCAGAACCTGTTTCAATATCCAATGTTAGAATGGTGAGTTGAGAAATATCATACTCAACATCACGAGGATAATTTTCTGTGATGTATTGATAGGCGAATGATTCATTTCCAAAGATGGGAAAGTTTTCCACGCCTTTGTATTTGCCTAAGAACTCTTTGGCGTCATTGATGTCACCAAATGTCATGGGGTCAAGATTGTCCCCGAACAAACTTTTATATTTGCTTTCTGTTTTCGCCTTGATGAACAATGTAGGACGAAAATCAATTTTGTGTGTTTGCTTTTTCCCGTTCTGTGTTTCACGAACAAGAATTTTGTTGCCATACTGCAACACATTTGTGTAGAATTGAGCCATTCAACCGCTCCCGGGTCGTGAATGTATAGTAATGATATAAATCCCTCCAGAAATGTAACATGTTTTCTGGAGGGAGTCAAGTAGTTGTATTATGGAACTAGTTCAATCTTAGGTGTACTGACGATGATGCCTTTACCTGTGATGCGATTATATTCATTCCTTAGTTCATCAGCAGGATCATACTGCATGATGACATGTTCGTTTTTAAACGTGAACTTTTTCTGAGAAGAAAACATCATGTATGGTGCAAGTCCAACGTTGTATTGTCCTTGCTGTGTGGGCACCACCACAACCATTAGTGGGGTTTCAACATCCACACCATGTTCGCGCTGGAAGATGTCACCAATGATATCTTCACCAGTTATCGTTTTAATGCAAGAAATGCTCATGATATACTCAATTGTAGGGGTGTTAGGAGGATGCTACTTAATTACAAAATATCAATCTTGCGTGGCTTCTTTTCTTCAGGAATGATTCGTTCCAACTTAATGGAAAGTACTCCATCTGTTAAGGCAGCATCACGTACAAGTACGTCATCAGCGAGTGTCCACTTGCGGGTAAACGCACGCTTTGCTAAGCCACGATGAACATATTCCAGTTCATCGTCCGATGATTCCGTCTTAGCAGTAACCGTAAGAATTCCTTCGGCTAA